GACTTGCGGAACCGAACGGGCATCCCGGACAACGCCCGTTTGCGTTGTCCCCGTCGTTGTCGCGTTAGCCGGGGCGACTTGTGAATCCCGTAGAACCACCCCAGTTCCGAATGATCGAAAACTCATTAGTTACTCCACCATCGAAAACGACGGGCCTGTTGACGGCGATGGTCCCGAAACACCTATCACTTTACCGATGCCAGTGGTCGTAAGAACCAACGAAGCAATCCCGATTCCCAACCCCCTAGCCAACATTGGGGATGCAACCCCCGTGACGTTGAACGACGCCATGCTTCGTTCCAACCCTTCCACCAAAGTGATCGCTTGAACCATCGTAACCTTCGATGCATCCGTTCCAACACCCACGGTGGGGCACACCCCGGAATACCCACCGGATTGTGTGATCACGTAAGCAAGGGCCAAAGTGACAACCGTAGCCAATGGGGATGCCAACGGACCTTGAACACCGGCCATCACTAAGGATGCTTGCATCGAAGGAACAACGGGAATGCAGTTCAATCGCGTAGTTCCCGTCGGAAGGGTTCCGGCACCTACAGTTCCCGTAGCCATTCCCGTCAAGGTCACGTTCAAAGGGTTGTGAATCCACGCGGCTACGGCATCCGCAATTGACCAAGCCAACGCATTGAAGGATGGACCATCCAGTGGCACAGATGCCGCCGACCGGTACATCTGCAAAGCTTGATAGATGGTCACAACGTTGATCACTAGTTACGCTCCGACAATGACGTTCTTGGCCCCGAGTCCCCAAGTAGCAAACGGAAGCCCTGTAAGGGGTTCCAGGGTTCCGGCACACAGAACCGGGCCGATATCTGGACCGGCGACCGGAGCACCAAGATAGACACCCGCGGAACCACGCACCGTCGCCGTTCCCCCATCCGCAACGATGGTGACCCCGGCTAACCCGGAAAGGGTTGCCGTGCCCGCGGCGGCTTTCAAAGAAATCGTGCCCGCTTGTGCCGTACCCGCAATCCCAGTAGACCCCATTTCCATCTTGCTTTGCACGGCCCGGGCCGACCAGGTCCCCAGATTTGTTTCGTAGGTCATGTCCCCGATTAGAATCGTGGTCTTATGGTTGCCCACATTGAAGGTTTCTTCACGGTCACCAAGGACATACAAGACCTTTTCGCACACGCCCGTAGACAATGGGGCATACGTCCGTTCGTGCAATGGCATGTTCGTTGGCAAACCATACTTCGGACCACCGAACGACTCCTGAGCTTTTCCAGACACAGACAGAGAATAGTTTTCCGTCGAAGTCGATGTCCGTTTCACCCCATCCAAGGTCAATTCTTCATGTGCCGTCAAGTTGACTACGGTAGCATTGACCGTTGTTAGGCCCGCCTTGATTGCGACCAGCTTTTCGGCTTTGATGCGAACATTGGTCTTGGCTTCAATGTCTACCGCCGGAATGTCCCCTTCACCCCCATCCGTACCCGTGTTCCGTTCCCCTACCGCCGCATTCGACTTGGTTGGACCCCCACCATAGATACGTACAGCACCTTCAGTAGCAGCCAGATTCAAGGATGACTTGTTTCGCGTGACCCATTCGACGTGACCATCCGAGATGATCCGAAGCCCCCCGCCCATTCCCAGCTTCAAGTTGCCCGACAAGGCAACTTCCGCGGAATTGTCCTTGGGATTGCCCCCAATAGAAGCCCGGAACTGGCCCGACTTGTTGACACCCCAAAAGGTTCCCGAAGATTCCGTGTTGTCCACCGGAGGGACCATACGGAACAAAGTAGCCAGATGATCCCCAATCGGCGTGCCCGAAGCCGTCCCGATGTCGGCGGCATCCAACCGTGGCACCGATACGTCACCTTCAAAGATCCGGGCGACCAACGGCATCCCGTACTTCTTCCGTCCTTCTTGCGTGAACGGATCATTGCCAACTACGGACCCCATGACCCATTCCAAGAAAGGAACATTGGACGGTGGCACAACTGGATCGGCATTCGGATTCGACGTGGGCAACCGATCCGCATCGAACATGTCGGTCTGTTCGGTAACGGGCAAACGCCCGGTGGACGTGTGGTTGATTTCCAACCGATATTCCGTGAACGTCGGTTGATCCGACACGTTCACGGCATTGGATTTTCCGGAAGATGCCACCCGATAGATAGGTTTGCCGCCGTAGTAACCGGACGGGTCGGACATCCCGTCTACGGCAAATCCGGAATCGTTGATGAATCCACCACGGGTCAAGAACACATAGGGATCCAGATTCACCGGCATCCCGATAGTGGACCGGCTTGTGCCCGTACTTGTACGGCTCCGGGCCAACATAGCCGAAGGGGACAAGAATCCCTTTGGGGCGGACAAGTCCGGTTCATTGTCCGTGATGTTGAAGGGAACCCCATCCAAGGATTGATTAGGGTCATCCCATACCGTGCCATCCGAGATCATTGTCTTTGGCAAGAATGTGGCATCCCGTTGAACCATGCCCGCATAGATTCTAGCCCCTGCCATTGCATGAAACTGTTGCAACGACCGAAGGATCAAAGCCTGGTCTTGGTCACGCAATCGGATTTCGTTGCCACGACGGTTGGTCAACAACACGCCTTCATCCAATACCAGATCCGAACCTTGGGCCGATGAAGCAAGGATGTTACCCGGTTGCATGTGTCGCATCTTCAACCGGACATTGGCATAGGATCCCGCCCCGATGCCTTGGTCACGTGGGGAAGCCAAGTCATATTCGTCGGGGTCGAAATCGGATGACGTCACCCAATCCCGTGCGAATGCTGTCCCCGGGGCAATCCACGCTAGAACAATCGGGGTCTTGGTTCCACCGCCCTTTTCCGAACTTTCTTGTGGTGCCCATCCAACGACACACACGTCCCCGTTCTGTGGCATAGCCCCAAAGAAATGCCGCTTTCCGGCCCCGGGGAAACTGATCGGGACCGGGACACGTTCGTACATCTGGGAAGCACCCGTCAACGTCCGCAACCCTACGGTGAACTCCTCATAGTCAATGTTCGTGACCTTGGCCATGCCAAGGCCCCAGTTCATGTCCGGTGACATCCGTTCAAGGTCTTTTTGGGCCTTGATCCCGGACGACTTCAAGTTCGCCCGTTGTGTGGATGCCATGGCGTGTGATGTTTTTCTACCGGCCATTGTCATTCTTCCTTGGGCTTCAAGGCCGCCTTGGCAGCTTCAAACGCCGCCTTCTTGGCATCCAGTTGCCGTGCCATTTCATCGGATGACCCTTGGGAACCATTGAAGGCTTGGATGACACTTACCGGCCCTTGATTGGGAATGGCCCCACGCAAAGCCGCTTGTGATTGCGACCACGAAATGGCTTGGTTGGCCGTAGTGTCCTTTATCCATTGTGTCGTGCGATCCAAGGAACCTTCACTGTCGGGCGTCCCATAGGTCTTCTTTCCTGCTTCGGTAAACTGGACAAAATCCCTTGTGCCCGCGATGTCCAAAAGCACGGAAGCTTCCGACGCCTTACAAGTACAGAAATCCCGTGACGTATGCGGAGCCAAGTCCGCCAAAGCATACGCCGCATTGTTGATGGGAACCTTCGTGATCCCATCCCGACCGTCCGCGATGCATGCGTTCAAATCCAGTTCCAACCCATTGGACGTTGCTTTCACTTTGCCCATGTCAATCAAGTCTTGGTCAGTGAAATCCTTCCGCAATGCCTTCAACACTTGTCCTTCCATGTAGGTCTTTGCGGCGGTGCCCTTTGCGATAACCCTTGTCTTCAACAACTTCGGGTTCTTGGGATCGGGTTCCGTAACCGTGATGTCTTCATTCTTGATGACCGCCCGTAGGATGTTGTCAACGGTGTCCTTGTCCAACATCGTGAAAACGTCTTGACGGTGAAGGGAATCGAATACGCCATCGGGGTCGATCCCAACGTCCCGTCCATACCGATAGGATCCTACGACGTGGTAGCCTTGGGCATCCGAAATCGGGAATACGGGGGTCGGAACCAAGATTGACCCGTTGCCCTTCTTGCCCTTCTTGCCCTTGACGGCCCGCATCGTCTTGTTTCCGATCCGTGGGATGTTGGTGGACATCGGAACCATGGTTGACGATGCCACCGCCGCATAGAACGTGGACTTGATGTAGACGATGTTGTCCGGCGGGATGTCAGTTTCCCCCATCTTGGCAACCCATTGGTCGGCCGAAGACACGAAAGCGTAGTAGTAGGACGCCGCGTATTCCTTTGCCAAGTCATCCCATACCAACCGTATCGGGGTGTTTTCCGACCCTGGATATGCGGGCTTCTTGTTCGGATCTGTATCCCCCGCGAACTGATAGTTGTTCATGGGAACGGTTGTCACAACTTGATACCCATTGACGGTTACCGTGGCGGGTTTTACCACGGGGGGGAAGTCGGGGATCTTCACGCGAATAACTTCGTTCTGGCTAGCCTTTACTGCATCAAATGATGACTTGATGATCTTCGTCAAGGCCGTGACAAAAGGCGTCATTGCCTCTTCCAAAGTGTTGGTATCCGCCGGGGACCCAACCCCAATAGCGGTCTTCTTTGTCGCAACATACTTCCACTTTTCAATGAAATCCGTACCAACCAATTGCGTGACGTGGACGTGTGCATCCGATTGACGGGATCTTTCCGCAAACAACTGGTGCGATGCAAACATCAGTTCCCGAATTTCGGACGTAGGCATCACTTCACCCGCCGGGAAGTCCGGGTTGTTCGTGAACACAAGCATCCCACGGGAAGGAGATCCAGGTTCCAACGCGGCTTCCGGCTTCAACCCATCCGGGGACGTAACCGGTGTCCTTACATACGTTTGGCATTGGCTACCTTGCCAAAGGGGATCCAAGAAAGCCGATGACGTGATTTGCCGCTTGGCCGGTGTGTCCGCTTCCTTGGAAATTACCAAGGACAACAAGTCTTGACCTTGATGCTTGGGGTCCGGGTGGGAAGCCGAAAAGTACCGATACGACCCCGGCAACGACCGGGTTGAAAATACCGCCTTCTTGTCGGACAACAGTTCAAGCAACGTGACCGAAGCGTTGGGATCCCCGGAAAACTTGGATTGGAACGTATCCGGGCGACCAAATTCTTCCGTGACCCGTTTCACCAACCATCGGAACGTCCCCAAGGCACTACTGTCTTCTTCCGACACCGCACCCGAAACCGCTTCCTGACTTTTGGCAAGGGTTTCCGTAGCTTTCTTCAACTTGTCACTAGCGACTTTAGCCTTGTTGGCAGCGGCATTAATTGCTTTAGCGGGAACATCCCCTTCCGTTGCAGATTTTCGATTCAAGGCACTGTAGGCCGCCGCCTTAGCCGCCGCATCATCCGCCATTCGTTGAAGTTTCGGTTGTGCCTTGGCTACCCGTATCCCCACTTTGGTTTGTGCAGCCATCCATTTTTCTGCCATCTTCCGTACATCTAGCTTTCGACCCTTGGGCCAAGATGCATCAGGGTACTTCGAATTCTTGGTCTTGAAGTAAAACCACACGGACATGGGGTCATCCACCTTCCCCATGACATAGTAAGGCCCGGCCGGATCGGAAGGTTCCGGCATAGGTGTCACGATGGACAATTCAACCGCCTTCTTCATCAGTTCTTCCAACACCCCGGGACTATTCAAGTTGTCAACATTCGACCCCACAATGAAGAACAATGGGTCAATCCGACTAGGATCCAAAGCCATCACGACATTCGGGAACCCAGACAACCGTGGAAGTCCATTATTGTCCAACACTTCCAAAGGCTTTTCGGGCAACAAGGTTTCGCCCAGGTCAATCGCATCAATGCCTTGCTTCGATGGATCCCCCGGGGCATAGAACTTCGACCGCTTGGCGATCAGTTGCAACGTCGTCGTGCATCCCCCACCAACCGAGAACGAGTGAGCAAACGAGTTGCAGTAGTAGAAAGCATCCAAGTACGGGATGTAGACCGGATAACCCGGACGCAATTCCGGGCGAAGTGGAATCGTTACCGATGCCGACTTCACTGGTGCATTCAACACGTCCAACCGATTCACGGCTGCATAGAACAATGACTTCGGATCTGTGAAGTACGACGATTCGAAGTTCCCCGGACGCCACCCAAATTGGGCCACCAACCGATAATCAATGTACTGCCCTTGAACACCCATCTCATTGTCGGTTCCCGTTCCCTTGACGTTGTGGAAATGTGAACCCTTGCACGTCATGTACGTGACTTGCGGTTCTTTGTCTTCAAAGTTGATCGATATGATGTCTATGTTCTCAATGCGATACACCCGGGAAGACGACGTGTCCAAGTTGTACATGGGAGGCTTGAATACGAAGTCCCCATCCACGTCTTGGTAGAATTCAAATCCAGTGACTTCACACACTTTGTTGGCGATATCCAACTTCGATTCGTAGGTAGATTCGAACAGTTGAATGTTGCCCCATTGGGAAATGTCGGTAACAAAGGCTTCCATTTCCGTCACGTTGATTTCCAACGACGGATCGGACTTGGATCCTTCCGGTCCACGGCGGGTCCGGGCTTGTAGCAAGGCTTCCAGCTTCCGTTTGTTGAACAAGCCTACGGACACGGCTTGCGACAAGATGGAATCACCACCCGCTTTCACACCTGCATTGTTGAACCGACCACGGACAAGGGCCATCAAGTCATCCGACGACATCCGGGCCAAAAAAGCGGCTTGAACCGAATTGAACATTTCCCCGGAGATGCCGTGCATCCGAAGCTTGATATCCCGCAAACCAAACCGCTTTTCCCAATACTTGATGTTCAACGAGTACAATGATTCGCCCGTCACATCAGATGACGCCGTTTGATTGGTTTTTTGGCTGAGTGCCCACGATACACCACCCGCGGCACCCGCCGTGTCATGGTGTAGAATGTACATGATTTCGTAGGGGTGCTTTCCCGTGAAATTGTGGCCAACCATCGACATCTTCAAACCACTGTTCGGTGCCCGTGGACCGAAAGCCGAAGCGTTGGAAGACATCTGTTGGTATTGCCAAAAGTGCAGCATCGACACGCATTGAATCGATGCCGTTGTCGTGCCCGCCGAATAGGCATGACTGACTTGCGTCATGACGCCATGGAAAACGTGGTAGTACGGATAGGCCAAGACGTTTTCGATGTCGTAGCCGTTCATGTCCATGTCTTCCAACAAGCTTGGACCCGTCGTGACGGAACCCCCTTTGACTTGGCTTGCCGCAAGATTCGCCTTGATTGCGTCGGCTTCGGCATTTTGCTTGGTTGACCGGACATCCGGTTTTTCCTTAGTGCCAAAATCGACGATCCCCATTTTCTTCAATATGGTTGGGTAGCTGCCCCAATGGTATTTGGTAAACCCTGGGGCATCCCCTTTCGTGTACAAGTAGTGACTATAGGCGGCTTCTTCGGGCGACGAAAACTTCGCCTTTTTCACAGTGACATGAGTTTTCACCGCCCCCGGAGTGCTTTCCTTCACGATCACACCATTTAGCACCCATTCCGAAGTAGCCACATCAACGGTACCCGCATCCCCGCGACCAGGTTGGGAAAACACCCCATTGTCCTTTCGGGAATATGCCGTTGTGACACCCTTCTTACCGTCCGCCACCCCCATTTCGTTGTACGACATGATCAAAGCATGTGCGACCGCGGAATCCTGTTTGGCTTGATCCCACCCGGGATAACGTTCCGCCGCCGCACGGAAAGCGGGTTCGTAGAAATCCCGCCATTGTTCCGGGGTTAGCCTTTTGCCTTCCCCCGGTTTAGGGATGCCTTTTCCGATAGGGTTGTTTTGGGGATCGGGCGGCAAACTTTCGGTGGGTGTCGGCAGTCCCTTCGGAATTTGCGTCGTAGGCTTCGCCAGATTCGAATACAACCCCTTGACCGGGAAATACCCACGCATGTAGATGTGGACTTCCAAGCCCGCACGAAGGATGAACTGTGCATCCCGGATGAACGAATCCCGATGATGTGCCGGAATTGCCATCGAAAAAGATGCCGATGCCGAACCCGAATCACACCCCGCATCCACCGACACTTCCGTGATGAACCTTTGAAGGTCAATCCGGCTATGGCACCGTTGACACCCGGGAAGGGCCAAGTCCCCATTCACGTACACAAGTGCATCCGGCGAATGCTGCACAAGCTTTTGGGATCCCAGTTTCCAAGTCCCAATGTATGGGCGATTCGAAAGGCTCATGTAGTGCTCCCCACCCGGAACGGGTCAACCGAATTGGGTGTGGCTATCGACACCGAACGTTCCCCCGGGCCTACCGCAATCGGGTCTAGGAAGAACCCCTTGTCGGAAGGTGGCATCACCTTGCCTATCGTGGTCGAATCGGGCGTCCTATACCCCTTAGCGGACTTCCATACGGCACCGAACGGGGTCACGCCGGCCGCTGGAATCATCGACATGAAGGCATCCCCAACCCCGACTTCCCGCCCTTGTGTCAATAGCACTGGGTTTCCATTCGCATCCGTGCCCACCGAAAATTCCCCCGCCGTGTTCTGGGACTGGTTCACCATCCCTTGATACCGGGGATCCGACGGGCTAACCGTTGGGGACTTCATCGGGGATACCACAAACGTCGACTGACCCGTGTCCACCATGGCCGATACCACGAAGTCCATCGAAAACTCTATGCCGCCGTTCATGTGTTCTTCGTCCACCGTGAAGGTGAACGTTTCCATGTTTCCGTAGTAGATCCACCCGTCGTACCGAATCGACAACGACCCGATCATGTGGTGTGCATTCGACTTGCCTACCGTGTCGTGGATGTAACCGGCGTTGCGGAACATCTGGAAAGCGTTCATCAAGTTTTGCCACGCCACCGAATCCCGACGGGAAGCAAACTGGACACCACGTTCACCGGATACGAAGGCACCGCACCGGGCCGTGATAGACATTTTCGGTTGGTCTTCACCCCATGCTTGCAACACGAATCCGTAACGGGTCCGTTCTTGGTATTGCTGGATCTTGTTGTACGCCATCGCCATCGTTGTTGGATTGATCAACAAGACCAACGGTGGCGTGTTGACCATGGCGGACAACTGACTAGCAATGTCTATCGCCGTGTACACGTCCGCAATGGCCGGTTGTCCAATGTTCCCATTGTTGTCCGACTTGGCCCCCGTGGGCGTCGAATTCTTGGCCGGACCTTGGCCATTTTCCGATACAGTTTCTTGTCGGGTGTTGATGCGGGACATCCCAGAATTGAACCCGGCTAGTCCGGATTGTGCCAACGCCTTCCGAGCTTGGTCATATCCCGTCAAGTCCGTTCCCATGCCCAACCCAACCGCAAAGTCCGTAGTAACCGAATTGATCTTCTTGTTTTGGAAGCCACCATTTTCCCCATAGACCAACGGTGGTTCTACTTGGATCATGAACGGAGACAGGTTCCGTAGAGATGCATCCGACAAATCGACTTGGGAAGTCTGGTTGGGTTCTAGCTCTATCGAGATCTTGTTGGATGTTTGCAACCCTTGAAAAGCGACCGGTGCCGCCGGATGCATAACCGCATTCGCCATACGTGCGGCTTGTTCTTCCTCTTGGTCTTGCGAATAGTCCGCCTTCTTCACGACCAAGCCCGATTGATCAATCGTTGGGGCTTTGGGTTGTGTGACTTCTTGTTGGACTTCCGTTGTGGTCGCCTTCTTGGGGACACCCTTGTTCTTGCCAGCCTTCTTTGCGGGTTTTTCGGACTTGACCGCCGGAACCGACATGTTGACGCTAGTATCCACCGACATGAAGTTGCTAGAACCGGGATCTGAAACCGCTGGCGGTGTCGGGGTGAAACCTTTGGGAGCCAAGGACTTGATTCGATTTGCCCATGCCGAGATAAAAGCCATCATGACCTCCTTCGGCTGCTAGCTATGAAATCCCACGATGACGTTAGACCTTGTGCACCCCCGCCACCGGATGCCGAAAGGTTCATCGGGCTACGAAATCGTTGGATTTCTTCCATGATGATGAAGTTAGCAGTCATGGAAAACATGAAAGGCTTCGTGGCATCTTCGGTCACGTTGAAGTTGCTAAACAACCCCAAGTAGATTCCCCCATCGAAAGTGACCTTGATCATTCCTTGGAACACGATCTTTCCCGTCGTGTCGTAGATGGATCCGTTATTGTGGAACAAGGCCAACATGTCTAAATACTTGTCGTAAGCGATGGTTTCCCTTCGCGTGCCGCCCGTATCAATGGAACCGGGGCCGCCGGTGATGTTGGACAAGCCCGAGTACAACCGGACGAATCCACCGGTAGCCATGGTGAAGTCGATGGTGTTTGCCCCGTCACCCCAATGTTGTTCAACGTAACCACCCATCGTTTGGGTCCGTTCAATGACCTTCGCGTAATTGACTTGCATGGATTGGGGGTTGACGTGCATGACTAATTGCATCCCTTCGGGAAGCAAAGACGTTTCATAGTCCGGGGCGATGATGTCGAAGATGACCGGCTTCTTGCCGGATCCATCGTATTCATCGTCCGGGGACATGAATGCGGATCGTAACATGGGAATGGCATTGGAACGGCGGGCCATGTGGTTAGATCCTCAACGTCTTGATAGCGGTTTCGATTGCCTTGGGCACGTCACCCCATTGTTGAACGTACACCGTGACGTTCCCGCCACCCCCCTTGGAAATCGGGCCACCGGGCTTGCCAATGGCTACTTGGTCTTGGTCATCAATCCGATACATCTGACGACCGTTACCAGATTCGACTGTCAACAAGCCATCCCGGACCTGTGCTGCCTGAACCGCTTTCCGATCCTTCTTGTCTGTGATTTTCCCACCTTCTAGGTAGATACGTGCCAGTTCCTTAGCCTTGCCTTCGTCCATCCCTTGTTCACTCAAATTAAAGGCCATCTCCTTGATTTTCGATTCATTCATCGTTTTAGCAAGGGCGTCAGCCATGTCTTTTGTGTTCTTCTCCGCAAGGGCTATGTCGTCCCTCTTCTTCTTCTTCGCCTCCCTTTCTTGGAACGCCTTGGAGTTCTTGAGGGACTTGGCTTCAATTTCTTCATCACTCTTTGCAACCCTGTCGGCATATTCCTCCGGAGTTAGTGGCATGCCTAGTAGAGGGATGTCCCGATCAATCTTATCCGTGGCCAATTTCTTCTCGGCATCCATTGCTTCACGTTCTTCAGGGGTCAATCTCTTCAGCCTTTCTTGTTGTGCGGCAGCATTGATACGACCTTGACCGGTCTGACCAGTCGTTGTTGTGTCTTGTTGAATGCCGGTCAGCACCTTTTTGTTGAAATCGATCAACTCTTGGATATCTTCTTTTTTCTCGGGTGTTTCAGCCGTCTTGAGATCCTCTGTTAGTTTTTCAATGGCAGTCTGCTGTTCTGCAATAGCCTTTCCCTTTTCCGATTTGTCTTCCTTCGTTTGTCCCTTGTAAAGAGGGTTCATTTCCAGTATGCTGTAAATGCCTTCATTGATTGACATCAACCATTGTTCAATCCGCATTCCCAAGTTGTCCGACAAGGAATAGATCCCTTTCTTGATGTCCGTTGCAATTGCCTGATCGGTTTTCCAAGCGATTTCCTTCTTCGCGGCATCATCGGCAGCCTTTTTGGCATCATCATCTGATAATTTGGTCATCAGGCCAACCTTATCCAAGATCCCTTCCAGAGTGACAGGGGTTCCTTCGTTTTTCAGTTGCCCTATCGCATCACGTAGCATGTTCCTGTCGTCATTCGTAACCGCACCCGCCCCGCTGTTCAGACTTTCCCTCGCAATGTTGTTGATCAGATCCTCAGGTTTCATTGTGTCCAGATTGGTATTCTTCGATACGGCACTTGAACCCCGAATCTTCGTGGACAAGGTTCCGACTTGACCCATATTCTGCATCGCGTAAGCCTTCTCCCCAAGGGTTGCACCAGCCCGACCACCCCTAGCCACTGCAGCCGCCCCCGCCGTTTTTGTACCTAGCGTAGCTTGGACTTGATTCAGCCCCGCCCGTAGGGCATCCGTATCCTTCATAGCACCTAGTTTTTCAGCTATGTCTGCGGATCCCATGTTGGCAAAATCCTTCAAACCGGCCTTATCCAAAGCCTCCGTCAAGGCCGCCTTCTGCTTATCCGTGCCACTTTCCTGAATGGATGCGAAAGCATCCTTCAAAGATGAAGCCTGTGTTTTTGCATCTAACTTCGCGGAAGTCTGAAAATCCTTGGGATCCATTTTCATAACATTGACCGCCCGATCACGAGTAGACTCTTCGGCATGTCCCTTCAAAGACATCGCCCACGCCTTCCCAGCATCAGGGCCCAAAACCTTGCCCGCTTGCATCAACAATCCGATCGTGTCTTGCAATCGTACGTTGTACATAGACATGCCTGTCGTGACCTCCAATACCATTCCGTAAAACCTCTTGGTGTCGAAACCAGATTGCTTTGCCGCAGCAGCAATCTCCGAAAACCGATCCCGTACCCCTTCAAGAGTCGTCGCGGTTTCTTCCGCCATCTTCGCCATGTCCCCGGCGACTTTATCCGACGATTCCCCCAGCAACTTAGAATAGACCACGGCACTGCGTGCGGCATCCCGCAATCGTTCTTGTGCCTTCGCGGAATCCTCAATGCCCGCGGTCAATTCCGTAAAGGTAGTCCCCGCTTTTTGGAAAGCCCCCAAAATGGCAATGTTTTCCTTGGTCGTAGTTCCAAACTCATTCAAGTAATCAATGGCACCTTTTCCGGAAAAAGCACTCCTAACCCAATCCATGCCTTGTTCAACATTAGTGCCAAATTCTTGACCGGCAATTCCCGCTTCTATCATGGACTTGTTCATGTCCTTGATGGCGGAATCGGCATCAAGGATGACTTTCACCAATAGGGCAATACCACCTGCAACCCCCGCAATGATCGCAAGGGTCGCACCCATTCCCACCATAAACTTGCCAAGTCCAGCTATGGTGGCCCCGACACCACCCTTCGCGGTGTTGGCCTCCATCGCCGCCCCGCCCTTCTTAGAAGCTTCCCCAAACTTCTTGGCCATCCCCAACATTGACCCAAGGTCTTTAGACTTGAATGCCGCAAAAGCACTATGCAACCCCGCCCCGAAAGTTTCCGACGCATGCGATAACCCATCGCCCAATTGACGCAAGTTCTTGGGGTTAGCCAAAGCCCCCGCCATCTTGCCCATTCGACCTTGAAGGTAGTCGGCTTCCTTCGTATAGCCACGCATCCTTAATTCATGAATCCTTATCGTCATGCTCGTCAGACGCTTGTCCAACCCCCGGATTTCCTTGTCCGAGAACCCCACGGCCGCATTCATGGCACGGGTCTTCATCTGGTCTATGACCAGTTGTGCCTTATCCAGATTCTTCCGCAAGATGTCGTCGGTTTCGTTCTTAGCCATCTTTCATCACCATTCCGGCGGCAAAGGTTCTTCTTGATCCCCGTCCGGTTCCGATCGATAAACCACTTGGCGATTTGCAATCTGTTGATCCAAATCGGGGCGTTCCTTTCCCACTTGGCCCATCACCTTCATCCGGCCATCTTCGACTTTCAACGCCCCCGGATCCGCAGGTCTATCTATGTACTTCGTATAGAGGTATTCCCGGACCTGACCCTCATTGCCCCCTACTTGCCGAACACCGGGCGGTCCCGGATTTCGTTCCCCCAAAATCACTGCCAACTGCTCTGGGGTGTACCCAACCAACGGTTGCGGAACATCCGAAACTTCTTCACGGGCCGCCGCCAAGGCTGCCGCACGTGCCGCGGATTCCGCCTTGTGCCTTTCAAAGTTTTCCGAAACCCGTTGCTTGTACTCACGAACGATCGCATCGTGCCAGTCATCGTCCCCGGACACCCACCGTTGCATTTCATCTACAAGGTCATCCGCAGTCTTCGGACCCATGTGCGGTCCATCCAAATTCCGTTCGCCTTCCTTGACCGGTTTGACAACCCCCTTGACCGTGTAGAAAAACTGATCCTGTATGGATTGTCGATGATCCAATTCCCGTTGTCTTTGTTGACGGTCATGTGCATCGATCTTCTTGACCCCTTTAGGGGATGTTGCCGATGCCGTTAGCTTGAACCCATCCCACAAGACATCATCCGCAATCCGTTGATCTTCAATGGTGTTGAAGAACGTCCACATCCTTTGAACGTTGTTGGTTCCTAGAGAAGGAACACCGGAGTATTCCCCAAAGGATTGCCCACCCATCGTCCGCCACTTGTATCGGGACATCTTTTCGTAGGCGTAGGATTCAACCGCTTCAACGGCTTTCCCCGTGCGGTCGAACAATCCTAGGACCACGTTGAACAAGATGTCCCGGCCATTGGGCGGCATGTTCCGTAGGATCTTGACCATCATAGGAATGGCGGCACTTTCGCCCAAAAGGTTGTGCCCCGCTACCATCCATATGGATGCCGCGATGGCTTGCACCCGCCATTCGTCATGTCCCGCATTGTGAACCCGATGACGTAGAAGAAACTGGTCCCCCGGGTTCAAGGAACGCAAGGATACAACGACATCATTGATGACCAGGTTTTGTGACAAGAATCCAAAGTCGATAAGGGTTTCCACATCATCGTACAACGGGGATCGTTGTTCGGATGTCGTATGCGGAAGTGTTCCTACAATCCGACGCATGGATAGTTTGCCTCATCGGACACCTTTAATGGTTACGTGGCGATTGGAACCGGGGGTTGATCCCCTTTGGGACAACCTTTGTTCCTTCTTGGCTTTGTGGATCACGCCGGATGATCAATTCTTCCGCCGGTGCAATTTGAACGGCATCAACGCCATCAACCGTCCGTCGGATATGCTTGAACTCTTCAGATTCCTCATCCGACACTTCCCGTGCGGCTACATGCGGGGGTGCCCGGTGACTATGGATCTGTGTCAGTACGGAAGGTGGTTCGTTCAATTCTTGACCACGTGCCGCAGCTTGCCGTTGTTGCAGCATCCGTATATTTTCCACTTGGATCGCCCGGTCCATCGATTCCGAATCCCCCATGTCCACAAAGGAATCGGGTGAATCCATCCCCGCCGCATACTGGCTCTGGTCCATTGGCGGTTTGTGTTGCGGACGTTGTACTTGTGGACGTGCGGATTGTGGGATGACCGATTGTCGTGGTTGCATCGGATGCGGCACCACGGGGGCCGATGGTTCCGAAACCGGTGTAGGGGGCACGGGTAAAGGTTCCGGGGCTTGTGGGGCCAAATCTAGGCTAACTGCGGGCTCTGCGGGCATTTCCGCTTGAACCTTTTGCTTCCGTTCGTCTTCAATCGCAACGTCCCGGACAATCTTTTCGATGTCGCTTTCCAAGGAAGCCTTGTTCAATTCACTGGTTTCCTTCAACTTGGTCAATCGTTCTTCCAACCGTTCGATCTCGGCATCCAGATCGGAAGGGTCAAACACGAAGGCACTTTCTGCAACCTTCCCGACCCGAGTGATCAGATCGGAATACTTGCGGAACATTGCGATACGAATAACCGCGGACCACTTCAAGAACAACTTCCGCAAGGCTTGGACACGGGGGATACGTACAGGTTTTCCGTTGTCTAGGACTTCCCCAGTCTCCACGTATTCTTCATTCCGTAGATCCAGGTTGCCAATTTGCACGACGGCATAAGACAAGATTCCCAACTTGAACCGTTCGATGTATTCCATCGCGTTGATGGCATTTTCTTCGTCGGTCTTCATCGTTGCCGTAGCAAACTTTTGGACCTCGGATTCTTCTTCGGGCAATAGCCGACGCAAAGTGACGGTTGTGCCGTTCACTTCAAATTCAAGTTCACCTTGTCCAATTTCTTCGATTGGAGCAAAGGCCCGCTCCAAGGCTTCCATTGTGATCTGCATGTTGCCGTCCCCTTCAAATCCTTTGGGGAAGCAACCCTTTCTAGCGGGCCTATGTCAGACAGTTCAAGAAGTCATTTGTTCGTGTCGGTTCTTGTTTGTCCATCCCCATTGTGGGAAGGTTGCAGTTCAAGGTGTGTGTCCGTCAAATCTAGTCTGTCTTTCATGCCCCACAAAGGGTGCTTCCGTTATTGAAATCACTTTACCGTTTCCATGACGTTACTGGTGACGTTACTGAACGAACGATGATTGTGCCGACCCGCCCGTGATGCCGCTACCCGCTTGCGAAATCTTGTAGCCACTTTCCGCGAAACGAATGGAACCCAGTTGGCCAATGGTCGGATCGTTACCCGTGGCCAAGAATTCCCCGTAAACCGAAGCAAAGTCATGGACGTCGGTAATCGTAATGTCGCCGTTTTCCATGACGTACCCTTGATCCTTCGACAAGGTCGTGGACCATTGGTTGAACCAACATGCTTCGTAGATGGTAATGACGGCACTATGCCCACGGGAAGCACCGGGGTGACCACCGGGCATCCCACCCTTAGCCGTATCCGGCGTCACTTGCGGGAAAGACACCGCCTTGACACCACCATCGAACGTACCAGATTGACCCGACAAGCCAACATTAGCAACGCCCATGTCCGCATCAGCCAAAGACGACATGACCATTTGTTGTTCAATGTCGAAAGGCCATTTGTGGTGAGCTAAGCTACGCACCGGACCATCAACGCCCGCTGCATATCCCGCCGCTTGCCACAAGTTGCATAGGTATACCAAGGCACGTTCGAAGGAACCTGTGGTGGGTTCCGTCACACCCGGCACCAGTTCGGCAATCTTGTCGCCAAAGCCAATACCACGGATGTTATCGATGGTACGCGACATCGTGGGATTGAACGACGAAATCACGCCCATCTGATGAAGGGCATGGTTGTTGCCATAGTGGGGAGTCAACAAACGGATCTTTTGACTAACCGCAACCCGCGTATTTGGACTGGTTCCGAAATCGTATAGGTAGGAGGTTCCGCCGACTCCGTTCTGAGGGCCGTTGTCTGTGTTCGCCATTGTCGTATCTCCCCGCGGCGATCCCTTAGACGGGTGCCACCATCATTCATGGTGCGGCTATAGGAACCCTACCGAGCCCCACAGCAACCTCTATAGGGGTCGCGGGCATAACCGAATTATTGTTGGGGAGATCACCAGGACAATCCGGGTGTCATTTCCCGGATTGCCCTTTAGAATCAAACGGTTAGGCTGGACCTCATCGTGAAGGTCAGAACTACGTAGAGCAGAGGGAACACGGGGGCGTAAGCTGCTATAACTTCACAAACCGTAGGATCGTCGGCACTTACATTAGCCTTGACGCCCGTGTAGGCGGTGATGATTTGGGCCGCTACAAGGGCCTTCAACATCATTGCCAAGCGGCCTTCGATTTGCGACAAGATGCCCGGCAAGAACTTCAACCCAATGAAGGCTTCCAACACGTTACGGGATTGACGTTGCACTTCGTCCGCGATCAAGACAATCGTGGGAAGCTTGGTCAAAAGATCCGTCATATCCGTGGTCAAGCCATGGCGAACCTTGACGAAGGGCGGTTGATCTTGAAGGATCGTCACGCCCTTGACGGCAATCTGGTTTGCTTGAACCGCATCCAGTTGACGTCCAAGGCCGGTGAATCCAACCAACCGACGATTCGTCCACGGGGTTGCCACGTCGGTATTGGGGGACACAACGGAACCCGTCAACGCCGCCGCCAAGTACGGCCCGTCAACCAAGTATTCCTTGATATTCCCAACGGCATCTTGAATGTTCAACGTCGCCATATCCGGGTAGACCACCCGCATACGGGTGTTGCCCAAAGCCGGTGCCAACAACATGACGTTTGCCGGCGTTGTACCGGCGGACACACCCACGATAGCCGTCCGTTCCGCACGATAGCGGATGGACGATTGGATCGCACAAGACCGCTTCAAATACTGGAACAGGTCCGTGGAATCACCACGCATCAAAGTGATGATGTCGGGTTGTACTTGACCCGGCAGCACGCCTTCCAGTTCCACAATGGCATCACGGTAAGACGTCAAAGAAGCTTGGCTTTCCCCTTCTTCCCGTTGCACTTGCTTGATGCCAACGACCACGGCACCGTTCAAGATTGCCAAGTAGGCGGCCAACGAAACGGGATTGTCCGGCGTGGACGCCCCAAAGGCACTTTCGATGGACGACATCTTGGAATAGAACTGTGTCGTGAAATCCTGCTTTGTGTAGACATAAGTGACGTAATAGATGTCCCCGTTAGCGGGTTCGT